GAATGCCGTCGACACGCCTACGATACCGAGATTGTCCAGGATTTCTGGCGACAACCGCCCAATGCCGGTGATCACATCCGATACGGCCTGCTGTGCGCTAACGCCGAGCGCCCGACCACGCTCAATGGCAGCCGCCATGAGGCCGGACATCTCCTCCGCAGTGTCCGCCACGCCGAGCATCATGGCTCGGTTGGCGCTAACTATCAGGTCCGTGTCGGCGACCGTGCCCGCCGTGGCCGTGCGCATAGCATCCAGCATGGCCTGCCCGGACTGCCCGGCGCCTGCCGCTAGATCGTCGAACGCGGCGCGCGCTCGCTCGCTCTGCGCAGCTAATTTGGTCAACTCGACCGTCGTACCGACCAGCTGATCCGCCGCAAAAAATGCGCCGAGGCTCGCGCCCAGTTTGCCGAGACCGCCGCCGAGCATGTTGCCGAGCGCCTGCTCGAGGCCGCCGCCGCCATCCTGCTCGAGGCCTCCTATGGTCGATCGCCAGTTGGTGTGAAATTTTTTTAGCTGTTGCGACGCCTGGTCGCGCAGCGACAGCGAGATCAGCGTGCGTGCGTCAGATGTCATGCTCTCGTTCCAGCCGATTGTGTCGGCGGATCATGCGCCACTCGTGCGGCTCTGGCTGATAGTGGCCGCCAAAAAATAGATGATGTGCCTCCTCCACTCGCTCGATCTCAGCCACATGCCTCGCTCTCATCAGGCGCGGCCAGTCGATGGCGTCCAGCTCCTCCAGCGTGCGGCCGGGAAATATGCGCATCAGGTACGCGTCCCAGTAAGCCTGCGGCAACGCGACCAGACCGGCCAGCAACGCCGCGCCGCGCTCGTTGCCATCTACAGTGTCCGCGTCGGCGCCGTTTTCGGGCTCGCGGCGGGTACTGCGGCACCATCTAACAATATCCGCCTCGACGATTCCGATAATGCCAGCATCTCCATTAGCGCGCCGAGCACGCTGTGCGGCAGCCATCGCGTCAGCCGGACGTCCATGTTGTCTAGCTGCTCTATCAGTACGTCCGCATCCGCGATCGGTGTGCCGTCGATCAGGCGCATATGCACGCCGAGTAATTTGCTCTGCAGGATCGGCAGCCAGGTTGACTCGTCCGCCCGCAGCACGGCAGTGTACCACGCGCGCATCTCTCCGCGCGACCACGTGTCGCTGAGTTGCAGCCAGTTGTCGTCCAGGCCGTCGATCGTGCACTCGATACGTATCGCCATGCTAGCTGGTCGTCCGCGTCGGCACGCCGCTCAGTCGCAGAGTTGGCGCCGAGGTCACTTTGCCGGTAGCCGAGCCGGCGATGTTCTAGCCGGTGACAAACGATTTGCTGGTCCAGGTGTACGTCAGCGTGTCGCCAGACGCGTCTTTGGCCGTAATGATCGTGGTAACGAGCGACGGCGTAATAGCCAGCGGCCCCAGGACGTCGTCCACGATTTTGTCCCAGCGGGTGATGGAGAGCGACGCCTGATAGTTCGGCAGGCCTGGCGCGAACTCCTGCCCGGTGCTATCCAGGTTGGTCGTCTCGAGCTCGGCTACTGCCATCTGCACCTCGGCCTCGTCCAGGTATGCCGTCAGGTTCGTTCCGTTGACGGTGACTAAAAAATTTTTTGCCCCTTTGACGCCCATTTTTTTTCTCCTGTTTGTCTACAGACTCACAATGGCCATGCAGCGCATGGCTGTCGCACCGCCCAGGTTGTCGCACGCTAGCCTGACGTATCTGCTCACCGTACCGCTCAGCACCAGCGTGTAGCCGCCGACCGCCGACACGGAAAACGATCCCTCCGCCAGCCAGGTCGAGTTGTCCGGCGAGCTCTCTACCGTGATGGTGGCCGCGTTGGCTGTGCCGGTGATGGATGCCACATGCAGCGCCGCCAGGCCACCGGTCGATACGCCTGCGCCAAAATCGACTGCTGCTCCGTCCGAAATCGCGCTAAATGTGCCGTCGTAGATGCGCAGGCCGCGCCGCACTGGCGAGCGGCCAACAAACCTGCCGGATAGCGTGATCAGGCCGCTCGTCGGCGAGCCGACGTTGAGCTCGTAGTTAATCGCGTCGGCGAGCACGTACGCCGCACAGTCGCTGTCGTTGCGGTCGGTCAGGATCGAAACCACCGAGCTGCCGGCGCCGAGCCTGGCCTCCATCTCGGCCGCGTATCCGTTTGGCATGACGCCATCGAAATACCCATTGATCTGCACTGAGGCACGCGGCAGCAGCGGCCTGTACTCCTCCGCCGTGCTGGCTAGGCTGGTGCGGACTGCCTCCGGCACCTCCATCTGCAGATCGATTTCGGCAACGTACTGCGACCAATCGTATTCGTCCGCCCACACTGCCATGCTGGTGCCAATCATATTTGCTCCTACAGCGTCGCCGCTTCGTCGTCGTATTCTGTGTTAACCAGAACGATGCAGCCAAATGCCTCTAGATCAGGCTGGTAGTCGTCCGGTATGTCGCTCACGCTGATAAATCGGATACTGCCAACGCTCGACGGCTCACTGTACGCGTCCAGACGTTTGCGCACCGCCTCGGCCAGCGAGCGCGCCTGCGCGTACGTGGTTGCCCAGCACGCAATTTGATCGCTGACTAGGCGCCAGCCAGCGCGCCCCGACAGTACATAGCTCGGATCGGTGTTCATGCGCCGATAAATCAGGCACGGCAGGCCAACCTCCTGGCGCAGCACGACCGGTGCGATGCGCGAGCCAATCGCGCTCGAGATAGTCTCGTCGGCGGACAGGAGCGCAACCAGACGCTGCTCGATCATCCGCTCCACTCCCGTTCGATAATGCGCGCCAAACGCTGCTGTACGTGCGCGATGGCGCGTTTGCGCGTGCGTCGTTTGGCGTTCTGAAAAAATCGCCTCGGGCGCACTGATTTCCCCTGCCCGCCCTGGCGCCCCCGCTCGACAAATCTCGTATAAAACACGCTCGACACCGCCAGGGCCTGCCGAGGCCGTGGCGCAAATCGCAGCGGAGCGTTGAGCCTCTGGCCGTTGCGTAGCCGCACCAGTGGCCGGTAGTCGTCCTGCGTCGCGCTGGCCGCATAGACGCCGGCTGCCAGCTGTCCGGTATCGCGCGGCGCAGATGCTCGCGCCGCGTCAGTGATGATGGCGGCGCCCTCGTACAGAATATTGCCCAGTGCTCGGCTGGCTCGACCGCCGAGCGTCAGACCGACCCGCTCTAACGCGCCAGAGGTTTTGTCGTCTACGCGCACTTGTATGCGATTACGTCTGCGTATTGCCATCGCTGTTTGTCCTGTCGTCGTTTTGCTCCAGCTGGTCGATCAGCTGCTGCAGCTCGTCCTGGATGCGCCGCATGATCGCCTCGATGCTGCACGCCTCGGCCTCGTAAATGTGGCGCAGGTGTCTCTGGCGCTCAGCACGGCCGTGCATCTCCGTCATCGCCGCGGACAGCTCTATTTGGACGCGATATTGCAGATGCGCCAGATGATCGATCACAATATGCCTATGGTCAGCAGCCATATGGACGCGCCGAGCGGCACCATCATCAGCGTCAGAATTAACAGCCACAGACGCAGTGCGTCGATCTCGGCGCGCAAACGTGCGATCTCGCGCACGACGCCGCGTGAGCCGAGCTCCGGCGATCCGCTGATCAGCAAACTCAGCCGCTCGTCCAGCCTGCGGATGTCCGTCTGCAGATCTCGCACAATTTCCACCAGCGTGCGGTCGTCGCTCATAGCTCCACCTGCAGGCAACGCAGCATTATCATTCCGATTTCTGGCAGCGGAGTCACCGTTTCGATCTGCAGCGTTTTGCTGCGCCACGTGAGCCGGTGTGCGTTGGTCAGCGTCGGCCCGCTGCGCACCAGCACCTCATACGATATGAGCATGACCGGCCGGTCCGCCAGCAGCGGCTCTCTGCCGCCTCGCTCCCGCACCCTGGCCCAGACCGAGGCGCCTGCGGACCACGAGAGCACCTCGGCTCCGTACGCGTCACGCGTGACGGTGGCCGCCAGGATCGTAACGCGCTCGCGCAGGTCGCCGGCCGCAATGGCCGCAATTCTCCGCTCCATCTCAGCGCACCCAGGCCAGCGGTATGGTCCGGCGCACGGTATCCGACAGCGTCGCCGCGCTAAGCGCGACCGCCTCGCGATTGGCGTAGTAGTCAGCCACCTGCAGGAGTAGAGCGGCACGCACGAGAGCCGGCACATTGGCGGCAGACGCATATCCAGCGACATACGTGATTCGGATCGGACGGTTCGTGTCCAGCGCCGTGGTCGGCCAGCCGCGACCGTAGGCCAGCACAATGCGGCCGGGCTCCGCGTACGTGTCGACGTGGTAGTTGCTGCTCGGCAGCGTGTGCGTGACAGCCAGATTGTCGCGGTAGGTCACGCCGCTCACGCTCTGTACAGGCGGACGAGGCAGCTCGATCCAGTTGTCCGTCTCGGGCCACTCGTCCAGTGCCAGCTGCCACGTCTGCGTCATCAGCGATCGCCACAGAGCCTCCTCGAGCGCCTGACGCGCTGCCTGCACGTACAGCGCAATGAGCGCATCCT